GATGCTGGCCGCCGTTTGGCAAGCATTACGGACATGCAAGTTGGTGACAGCAACCAGAATGCTGCTGTGGGAACGACGATTGCGTTGCTTGAAAAGGGCAGTGCGGTGATGTCTTCAATTCACAAGCGTTTGCACTACAGCCAGCGCATGGAATTTCAGTTGTTGGCCAAAGGTTTCTCGGAGTTCTTGCCTGACGAATATCCATACGATGTCCCCGGTGAGAGCCGCAGGATTAAGAAGCGTGACTTTGATGACCGCATCGATGTTCTGCCTGTCTCTGACCCCAACATCTTCTCTGTTGCCCAGCGTATCACGATGGCGCAGACACAGTTGCAACTGGCGCAAAGCGCACCGCAGATGCACAACATGTATGAGGCCTACCGCCGCATGTATGAAGCCATTGGTGTGCGGGATATTGATCAGATTCTGAACACACAGAACGTGGACAAGCCAAAGGATCCTGCAAGCGAGAATGCACAGGCACTGGACGGCTCGCCACTGAAGGCTTTTGCTGGTCAGCAGCACGATGCGCACATCATGAACCACTTGCTGTTTGGTCTGTCTCCATTGATTGGCGGGATGCCGCAGGTGGCTATTACGATCCAGAAACACATCTTTGAGCACATCCGCTTGAAGGCGGAAGAGGCCACAGAGGCTGAATTGTTTACGCAGTACGGCACAGACCCTGAGAGTATGGTCTCCGCTTTGCAGCGGGAAGCAATGATTGCGATCAAAACTGCCGAGTACTATCAAGAAGCCAAGAAGCTGCAAACAGATTTGCAGGGTGCCCCAGCCGACGACCCCCTGGTCAAGGTCAAGGAGCAGGAAATCCAGGCCAAGGCCGCGGCAGATGCTGCGGACGACGCAAACGACAAGTCCCGCATCCAACTGGAAAGCCAGCGCGTGCAGGGCGACCTGGCAGTGGACCAGGCCAAGATCGCACTTGACAACCAAAAACTTCAACAGCAAGGATCACAAAATGCAGCCCAAAACAGCCAAGCCAGCCAAAACGCCCAGCTCCAAGCAATTGCCCGGAGCCAAAAAACTAGCGGTCCCCAGCGATAAGCCAGGGAAAACGTATGTTTATCGCAAAGATGCGTTCAAGAAAGTGTTGATTACGTAACAAATAAGTGCATAATGCACCCAAGCCCACGGACAGGGGTCTCATCTGTCTGCTTCATTGGAATAATCCATGCTTGAATTTGCCGAAAGAACGTTGATTGCTGTTAAGGGACTTCGTCGCCAGACGGAAGAGATCTTGACAAGCGGCAACGTGAAGGATATGGAGCAGTACAAGTTCCTGATGGGACGCCTTGAGGGCTACAAGTTTGTTGAGATGGAAATACAGCATCTTCTCAGCAAAGACCAAGACCAATAAAGGAGTTTTCATGGAAATGACTGCGCTGGAGAAAAAGTGGGCGGACGAAGCTGCTGCCCACGTGCCTTCCCTGGACGACGCTTACGACAAAGAGGGCAGCCTCGATGTTCAAAAGATCGAACAAAAGGTAATGGACCGGATCCCTGCCCCTACGGGCTGGCGGATCGTCATCCTGCCCTATCGAGGGGCAGAAAAAACCAAAGGTGGCATCGTACTGTCAGACCAAACCCGTTTGCGAGAGCAATCGGCAACGGTTTGCGGCTATGTGCTGTCTGTTGGCCCACTTGCTTACGCCGATGAGGTTAAATTTCCTACCGGGCCGTGGTGCAAGAAAGGTGATTGGATTGTCTTTGGTCGATACTCGGGCGCGCGCCTGCCGATCGACGAAGGTGAAATCCGAATCATCAACGATGACGAAGTCCTGGCATTAATCCAGAATCCTGAAGATATCGTTCACCTATAAGGCAAATTATGGCAACTGTAATGGACAACGAACAGCTAGAATTTAATCTTGGGGAAGACGAAAAGGCCGCAACGGTGACGTTTGACAACGACGCCGACGGCAACCAAGAAGAGGGCAAGCTGGAGGTAGAGCAAGAGCGCCCCGAACCAAAAGAAACCTCTGCTCACTCAGATGAGCTAGGCTCGGTCAACGACGCAGTGCAAAAGCGCATTGCCAAGCTGACTGCCAAGATGCGCGAGGCCGAGCGCCGCGAGCAAGCTGCTGTTGAGTATGCCAAGGGCCTGCAATCGCAGACCCACCAGCTCCAACAAAAGCTGGTGCACACGGATTACAGCCGTTTGAGCGAAGCTAAATCTCGCCTGGAATCCCAACAATCCTCCCTGCGCCAGATCATCCAAAAAGCGCGTGAAGAGGGCGACCTTGACACTGAGATGGAAGCCCAAGAGCGCCTGACTGGCCTGCTTCAGGAAAAGGGCCAGGTTTCTGGTTGGCTGCAGCAGCAAGAACACGCTGTGCGCAACCCCGCGCCCGAGCAACAGTATCAACCCGCCCCGCAGCAACAACAGCGTGCAACACCCGATCCTCGTGCCGAGGACTGGGCTTCACGTAACGCCTGGTTTGGCCAGGACCGCATGCTGACCTACGCTGCGTGGGGTATCCACCAAGAACTTATTGAAAAGGAGGGTGTTGACCCTGCTTCAGATGAGTACTATACTGAATTGGATCAACGCCTTCGGAGCGAGTTTCCGAAGAAGTTTGCGGGTGAGCAATCACCTAGTTCCCAGCCCAGACAACAGCGTTCCGCGCCTGCTGTTGCCCCTGCATCCCGGAGTTCCGGAATAAATAGTGCGCGCCGAACTGTCCGGTTATCGCCGAGTCAGGTTGCTATTGCAAAGAAACTGGGTGTACCTCTTGAAGAGTATGCCAAGTACGTAAAGGAGTAAGTCATGAGCGAAAAAATTACCATCGACCGAGCCAGCCGTTCCTCCGAAAGTCGGGACAAAGAAACTCGTCGCAAGCCATGGCGTCCACCTTCGCGCTTGGATGCACCACCTGCCCCTGAAGGGTTTAAGTACCGTTGGATTCGCGCTGAAGTCAACGGAAGCCTTGACAACCAGAACGTGTACAGTAAGCTGCGCGAGGGATACGAACTTGTTCGTCCCGAAAGTATTCCTGAGGAATACCGCGCAACAATGCCCACGATGGACGACGGCAAACATGCTGGCGTTATTTCTGTTGGCGGACTCTTACTTGCTAAGATCCCTGACGAAACGGTTCAAGAGCGTAATGCTTACTTTCGCCAAAGGGCACAGGACCAGTTGCATGCGGTGGACAACGAGATGATGCGTGAAAACGCCCACTCTTCAATGCGAATCCAATCACCCGAGCGGACCTCGCGCACAACATTCCGTCAGTCTAGTGGCTGATACTTTTAATTTTGTAGGAGATACAAATGGCTAATATCGATAAGGCCTTCGGGCTACGTCCTATTGGTAATCTTTCCGCTACTGGTGCTCAGAAACAGTACGGATATCGGATTGCTGATGATCAAGCGGGTACAATTTTCCAAGGCGACTTGGTTGTTCTTACAGGTGGATTTATTTCAAGGTTTTTACCGGCTTCACACACTGCTGCGGTAGGCGTGTTTAACGGTTGCAGCTACATTGATCCCACCACAGGTAAGCCCACGTTTAAGAACTTCTATCCCGGTTCTATCAACGTTGCATCAGGTCAAGTTATTAATGCTGATGTTCTTGACGATCCCAATCAGTTGTTCTTAGTTCAATGTGATGAAGGCTTTGTGGCGGCTGATGTTGGCAAAAATGCTGATGTTGTTGGCACAGGTGGCAGCACAACTACTGGTATTTCTACCATGGAGTTGGACTCAAGCACGTTGGCAAATTCAGCAGCATTGAACTTGAAGGTTGTTGGCTTGTACAACGACGTCAACAATGAGTTCGGCACTAATGCCGTGGTGGTGGTCAAGATCAACGAGCACGTGTACGGTAGTGCCGGTGTCGCTGGTCAATAAGGAGATAAATCATGGCAATTACCCGTTCCCAACTTGTTAAAGAACTAGAGCCAGGACTTAATGCTTTATTCGGTATCGAATACAAGCGTTATGAAAACGAGCATGAGCAGATTTTCTCTATTGAGACATCTGACCGTGCTTTTGAAGAAGAGGTCATGTTGACCGGCTTTGGTTCTGCTCCGGTGAAGACCGAGGGTGCAGGCATGGCATACGACACCGCTCTGGAGTCGTTCACTGCTCGCTACACCCACGAAACCATCGCCATGGCGTTTGCGCTGACTGAAGAAGCCGTTGAG